GAGCACCCGGAACCATGAATGAGAAATAGTCCCGTAGCTCCTGTTTTATGCCTCGATCTGTCTTGATGTAGTAACGAACTTCATCAATAGATTCAACTTCAATATCCACATAATATTTATACTATGCCATTCATCATTTTTTGCCAATCAATGGCAGAGCGAATCATGAAGTTTCTGTTGTTTACAGACTTTAAAAATTCTTCAAGCATTTTGATTTTGGTTTCATTCAGTGAAATTTTGAGTTTAAGATCAATGAGTGATTTGTCTGCATCCATGAACTTGTCTACATCTGTCTTGAGTATGTCAAGATCAAATGGTTCCTCTCCCCAGGATTCAAGTTCCTCTTGAGATGCTTTGCCTGTGTACATTTTCCACTTACGTAAACGTAGTATGGCAAAATCGTGTTGAAGTTTGCTCAAAAGTAATCTTAGTTCAGTAAGCATGTTAAGATACTTACTGTGTATTTGAGGTATCTTTAATGACTCATTACCTAACTCTGTAGAGTCTATTTGAGAGTCTTTAGTAATAGAGTTCTTTAGTTCTTCTAGATTCATATTCTCTTATGTTCTTTTTAATAAGAACTATAGAGTACCTTTAGATAAAGTCAAATAAATATATTTGACATTTCTATAGAGTAATCTATAATTACTGTGAGGTCTAAAATGATTATTGATCTGCGTGAAATTCCAGTGGTTTGGATAAATTTGGACTCCGCAACAAAAAATGCGGAGCTGATGGAAGAAAGATTCAAAAAATACGGGTTCAAAAACACACATCGTCGTTCTGGGTTAGTAATTCCACCTCCTCCTAATACAGATAGGAGTATAGCACACTTTATGGGTTGTGGAAAGACTCATACAGGCATTTTAAGCGATTCTTCCTATTCAACGCCCCTTTTGGTTCTTGAGGATGACGTTGAGTTTGTGGAGCCTTTTAACCCGGTTCTTGAGGTTCCTGATGATGCTGGTGGCGTCTACCTTGGAATATCCCATGGCAATCTTTATTATAAAACTTGCCAACACAATGAAAATTATTTAAGAATTGGTGGAGTTTTAGCCGCACATGCAATTTTGTACTTAAACAACGATTACAGGAACGAAATGTGTCGTGTTGGAAATTATTGCTTGGATTCTTTACAACAGCCGTGGGACATAGGAACCGCTGCTTTGCAGAACAATTTTTTGGTTGTTACTCCTAACATTCCAATGGTGTATCAATCCAACGACAGGGAAAACGCAAACAAATGGCAATCTCTGACTGATCGTCCTTTATCGAATCGAAACAGCGAATTTTAATGATTACTTTTAACGTGATGGGCCGATATGGACGGCTCGGGAATCAAATGTTTCAATATGCCACCTTGTATGCAATAGCAAAGACAAGGGGCTATGAATTTGGTGTTCCATACAAGGTAAAATCTGAAAACTCATATTTAAATTTTTCATTGGATCAATGTTTTCCAAATTTGTCTGCAAAAGACAGTTCCGATGTTCAAAGTATGCACCGAGCACAGGAAAGGCAATTTCAATACAACGCAGGTATTTTTGGAATACCGGACAATACCGACATCGTTGGTTATTTTCAAAGTGAAAAGTATTTCAAGGATTACAGAAACGATCTTCTTAAAGAGTTTCGGTTCAATGACAAAATAATAGAGGAAGCTGGAAACGTTCGCTCTATAACAAAAGATCCCGTAATATCAGTTCATATGAGAATGGGGGATTACAAGATGTTGGATGGAAAACATCCAATGATGACCAAGGAATATTATGTTGAGGCCCTTGAAAGACTTCCAAAGGACCTTTTGATCATAGTTTTCAGTGACGAACCACAGGGAGCGTATGAAATATTCAAGGACATGCAAAGACCCTTTGCAATCACAGAACCAAAGGATCAATTCACGGACATGTGTACGATGACAATGTGCAATTATCACATAATTGCAAACAGCAGTTACAGTTGGTGGGGTGCTTGGCTTTCGAATTCCAAAAAGGTTATAGCCCCACATAATTGGTTTGGAACAGATGAATCAATGCCAAAAAACTGGTCTGACATTTATTGTGAGGGATGGGAAATAATATGAACACGTTGCATGTTTTTACAAATGCTTTTACAGATCATTCCTGTATGAACAGTCCTCCAAAAAACTTTCAATGGACTTTCAACACATATCCAACAGACAATTCTCCAGTGATATACGTTGATGACTCCATATTTCGAAGAATAAACGATGACTACAGCGGACCAAAATATGGTTGGTTGTGTGAATCGAGTGAAATAATTCCAAATCTCATAAATGGATGTGCATCAAACAAGAATGTTTTAAAATTGAAGTACAAGAGCATATTCACGAATGACAGAAGAATTATAAACCTTGATCCAACGTTCTTTCGCTACAATCCACCAGCATCAAACATGCCGTGGATAAAGCAGCCAGCCGTGTACGAAAAGAACAAATTGTGCTCATACATAACAAGTTTCAAACGCTACACCAGCGGACACGTAAAACGACTTGAATTGTTTGAAAAATTGAAAAACGATCCTCGTTTTTCAGATCATATTTTTGGAAGAGATTACAGAAATCTTCCAGACAAATTAGATGGGTTGAAAGACTATATGTTTTCTATAGTGGTGGAAAACAGCATATATCCAAAATATTATACTGAAAAGATAACGGATTGTTTTGCAACCGGAACCATACCAATTTATTATGGGGATGAGAGCATATGCGAGGACTTTGACAGAAATGGAATATTGTTCATTGATGAAATTGATCTCAATGAATTGACACCTGAGCTGTATTACAGCCGCATGAGTTCGGTGATAAATAACTATAACGCAGTTCAAAATCTTGTTACGGCTGATGATTGTTTATATAAGAGTGTGAAAAATGATTAAACTTTCTATTTACGGGTTTTGGCCAAATTTTAATTACGAAGACAATTTTTTCAAGTCATTATTTCAAGACATCTATGGGGATGACTTTGAGTATACTTTGAATCCACATGAATCAAACATTTGCCTTATAGGCGAAAACTTGATACCACCTGGACTAGACAGATCAAAGACCAAACTTATTTCACATATAGCAGAACCAAAAGATCCTTTCTACGGAACTGCTGAATACCATTTCACGTTTGATCCAACTGATTTGAGCAAAGGAAACATCCGTATTCCTTTGTGGATGATATATATCAACAAGTACAACTTAACATCAAAACAATGTCCAATTATTCCAGTGGACATGAAAACTCTTGAAGACAATGAGTGGTACAACACACCAAAAACCAAATTTTGCGTAACTCCTTTTTCTGCCATCCATCAGAACAGAATAGAATTTTGGCAAACCTTCAACAGGTACAAGCCAACCGATGGATTTGGTTTGCCGTTTGGAAACGGCGATGATGGAAGAAATCAATTGAAAAAGTATTTTGTGCTTGCTCCATACAAGTTCTGCATGGCATACGAAAACACAAATAAACTTGGTTACGTAACGGAAAAAATGCTTCAAGCAAAGACCGCTGGATGTATTCCTATCTATTGGGGTAGCAATCTTGCTTTACAAGATTTCAATCCGGAATGCTTCATTTATGCGAATGGATTTGACAACGTAAATGATCTTCTTGAGTATGTTAAAACAGTTGATCAAAACGAAGACCTTTACAATAAAATTTATTCGGCTAAAACATTTAATTATGATTTGAATGAAAAATACGAACAAATAAAGAAACAGATCAAGGAAATGATTTCTATATGAATGTAAAAGTTATTACTTTACCAGAAGCAAAAGAAAGACAATCTAGAATAACCGCTTCATTCAAAGCCAACTCAATTCCTTTTCAATTTAGAGATGGAATAGAATTTAAAGATTGTCAATTTCACGAAATAAATGGAAAACATTATGTAGAAAACAAAAGAAGACTTTTTGAAATTAATGAAGACAAATTTATATCAAACACAAATAGAACTTGGATGAGATTTGGGGAAATAGCAGCATACATAGCACACTACAATGTTTGGAAAGAGTTTAATAATAGTGATGACGAAACTATACTTATTTGTGAAGATGATGCGTACCCACAATCAGATATGAAGTTTTTAAATGAAATAAACTTTGATGGTGTTGGGTTTGTCAATCTTCAAACAGTTACGGCGCACAATCAAGACAAACAAACTCTCTACCGAGAGCCATTTGTAAGTTTTGCAAACAATGGTTTGGTGAAGTATGAAAACTATATAAAGGTATTGTGTGAGGGTCTAGCAGCATACATGATTACCAAATTGGGAGCAAAACTTTTATGTTCTTACATAGAAGAAAACGGGTTTGTTGGCCCAAATGATTGCTTGATTGCACAATTGGCTGAACAAAAATTGATGCCAGTATATTCTCCAATAGATCTCTATAAATGTTTTGGTTTAGATCCGGAAACAAATAAAATTTCTTATACTCACACTGGAACGTTTAAAAACTTCAAACAATTTAATAAAACATCATTACAAATAAAGGAACAAAATGTATTTACTCATTGAACATCGTAACGGTGGATTGATGTCTTGTTTTAATCTAGTAGTAGCTAGTTTGACTCACTTGTACGACAATAATATCCCAAAAAGCAATTTTTATTTTGACTGGAAAAGCAACACATATCAAAATAATCCTCATGACAATTTGTTTGATAAGTTTATATTTGCTCAAACAAGACCGGAGACACCTTTTGCTTGGTCACAAGTTATTTCTGTTTTTGAACTCAGTCATACTTTTTATCCGCCAATAGTTCCACAAGAAAAAATATTGAAAGTAAATAGTGTTTTAAAACACTTTGATTATTTTTCCAATCCTTTTTACAGGCACATAGCAAGCATCGTACCCACAAAACCTAAAACTATTGGGGTACACGTCAGAAGAACAGATCACGCCATACACGGAGATTTGTTGCCAGACGAATTCTATTTTGAAAAAATAGATGCAAACCTGAATACGGGAAACTATGAAAATATATTCTTAGCCACAGACGAGTATAAGATTGTAGAATCCTTTAAACACAAATATGGATCCAAATTGTTTACAAATGAAGACATATCAAGAAGCCATACGGATGTGACTATCCCATTTTGCAATTATGAAAATAAAGATAAACTTGCAGTAGACATTTTTAAAGAGGGAATAGCTCTTTCCAAATGTGATAAAATGGTGTATACTAGCAGTAACGTATCAACATATGTTAGATTGATTAACCCAGGCATGGATCACGAACAAATAGACACACACATTAAATTTAGGTAATATATGCAGCAACTACAACACTTTTATCAAACTATCGGTGAAGATTGGTTTCCTTATACAAATCTTTATAGTTCAATGGTACAAAAATTTCCAACCAATTCAAAATTTGTTGAAATTGGATCGTGGAAAGGAAGAAGTGCAGCTTTCATGGCCGTTGAAATCCACAATTCTGGAAAAATTATAAAGTTTGATTGTGTCGATACGTGGAAGGGAACGGAAACAGAAGATTATCACCAGAATGATAGCGCCGTAAAAACAAATACCTTGTATGAAACATTTTTACTTAATGTCGAATCAGTAAAACACATTATAAACCCAATTAGACTTTCTTCTACCGAGGCATCCAAATTATACGAAGATAATAGTTTGGATTTTGTTTTTATAGACGCATGTCACGAATACGACTGTGTAAAAGAGGATATTGAACACTGGTATCCAAAAGTAAAACTCGGTGGAACTATTGCTGGCCACGACTTTCATTATAAAACAGTTCATACTGCTGTGCTTGAAAAATTTTCAAAAGTCATGTATGACCAAATTGGTGACTGTTGGATTTACGACAAACCAATAGAACAATGAGAGAAATAAAAAAACTAGTTTTTTATAGTTGTGGTAACAATGGAGATATTCATTATTCTAAAAATTTTGTTAAAGATATAGCAAACAGAATACCAGTTCAAACAGAATATCACATCAAATGTCATCCATCAATTTTAAAAGATTTGCAGATGACAATAAAACCTTTTAATTACCCGGATTTTGTTCAACATGAATTAGTATATGTAGAAGATGAAAAATCGTTGTTGGTTAATACTTGGATTGGATCTTCGAATGCCAAATTTATACTTAATGAAATTGGTTGTTCTTTGACGGCCAATTATGAAAAGTATAAAAACATATACAAATATTTGGGTTTAGAAATAAATGAACCATCAACATATGTACCAGAAATAGACTGGAATATATGCGACAAACAGGGTGTTGATTATTTTATTAAAAATAACCCTTATAAAAAGTATGTTATTATTTGTAATGGCCCAGTAATGTCCGGTCAGTCATTGAATTTTGATTTAAACCCAATAGTACAACAACTAGCAGTTTCAAACCCGGATATTTGTTTTTTCATGAGTAATCCGGATAATAAAATCTACGCAGCAAACATACATTACACATCCGACATCATAAAAACAAATGGAAGCGATCTAAATGAAATAGGTTACATTGGCACCAAATGCAATTTAATCGTCGGTAGAGCAAGTGGACCATTTTGTTTTTGTCACAATAAAACCAACTTGTTTGATGCAACTAAAACATTTTTAGCAGTAACAAATTATAAAACTGACGGTTGGTGGGCTCTACCAGAACAACTTCCAACCAATCAAGCCATACAGCTCTGGACAAATAAATTTGACAATGATTTACTTTATGATATAATCAATGGAGAATTAAAAAAATGAATAACGTTTCCACACAACTAGAATCTATAATTAAGCACAGAGTAGATGAGATCTTGTCAAAAGACAAGAACCATATTCCAGAATTGCCTATTGACCTTATTCCTACAGATAACATAGCTGAGGTAATAGAGAAACTTGTTATTCTTCATATTCGCACATGGATGTTGGAAGACATGATTGCGGTGGCAAAGACAGATGATGAAGTAGGTATTATCAAGAAAAAGATTGATATTTGTTTTAAGCAAAAAAGACCAATGTATGTTCAAGCAATTAATAAGATGATTGATAATGCTATCGTTAGTGGTAAGGGTCTACAAGAAGACAGTGTAAAAATTTATAAGGGTGTTGAATGACAAGAAGCAAACTTACAACACGAATATATATATGCAACATCAAATAAAACTAGTCAAAGACACAATAACACATTCGGAGATTGATTCTCTTTGTGATTGGCTAAAAACATACCCTCAACTTACAAAGGGAAAACTAACGGAGCAGTTTGAGCAAGACTGGTCAAATTGGCTAGGGGTCAAGTATTCGGTGTTTGTGAATTCTGGATCTTCTGCAAACCTTGCGATGCTTTATGCATTGAAAGTTGGAAAAAAATTAAAAAACAATAAAGTAGTTGTGCCATGTGTATCCTGGGTTACGACTGTCAGTCCGGTAATTCAATTTGGAATGGAACCAATTCTTTGTGATACCGACAAAGAAACCCTAGGTTTAGATATTAATTATTTTGAAAAACTATGCAAAGATCACCAACCAGCATGTGCAATCATTGTTCATGTATTGGGGTTTCCAAACAAAATGAAAGAGATACAGGATATTTGCAATCGTTACGGAGTTATTTTGCTTGAAGATTCCTGTGAAAGTGTTGGATCCGAATATGAGGGAAAGCAAACAGGAACATTCGGATTGATGTCATCCTTCTCAACCTACTTTGGGCATCATTTTTCAACTATTGAAGGTGGGTTTATATGCACCGACGATTTTGAACTTTATGAAATTTTAAAATCAATTCGATCACACGGTTGGAGCCGAGATCTCTCGGATGATACCAAGAAAAAGTTGCAAAAAGAAAACAGCATAGACGATTTTAGAAATTTTTATACTTTCTATTATCCTGGTTTTAATCTTAGAGCAACAGACGTTCAGGCATTTCTTGGATTAAATCAGTTAAAAACATTGAAAGAAAAAAATAAAAAAAGATATGCAAATTTAAAACTCTATGACAATCTTATTGTCAATGATTATTGGAAAGTAAATTTTAGTGGTTTTGTGAGTAATTTTGCATATCCAATAATTCACCCAAATAAAGATTTAATTGTTAAAAATTTGAAAAATGCAAACGTGGAATGTCGTCCATTAATTTGTGGAAGTATGTCACGACAGCCATTCTTCTATAAGCAATATGGATTCAAGGAATATGCTTTTTCAGATATAATACACGATAATGGTCTATATCTTCCAAACAATCCGGACATGACTGAAGAAGAAATAAAGTATATTGCACAAATAGTAAACAAATCAATTAATGAGGTAAAACAATGAACAAAGATTCAAAAATATTTGTAGCGGGACATAACGGACTTGTTGGTTCTGCAATCGTTCGAAAACTTGAAAAGAATGGTTACAGTAACATAGTTACCAGAACAAGACTGGAATTGGATCTACGTGATCAGTTAGGGGTTTTGCATTTTTTCAATCATGAAAAGCCAGAATATGTGTTTCTCTGTGCTGCCAAAGTTGGTGGAATTGGTTGGAATAAAGAATGCCCAGCGGAGTTTACGTATGACAATCTTCAGATTCAAAATAACGTAATCCACAGCGCCTACTTAAATGACACAAAGAAGTTATTGTTTTTGGGATCAGCTTGCATTTATCCAAAAATAACTCCACAGCCAATTAAAGAATCTTATCTGATGACAGGAGAACTAGAGGAAACAAATGCTGGATATGCATTGGCAAAGATTGCTGGTCTTCGTATGTGTCAGTACTACAAGCAGCAATATGGATTTAACTGCATATCACTGATGCCAGCAAATGCATATGGAATAAATGACAACTTCAATGTTCAAAAGTGTCACGTAATTCCTGCTTTGATAAGAAAGTTTCTAGATGCAAAAAAAAGCAAGGCAACGCAAGTTGTTTGTTTTGGTGATGGTACACCAACTAGAGAATTCATATACTCCGATGATATGGCCGATGCCTCTGTGTTCTTGATGAACAATTATGATTCTTCCGAAATAATAAACGTAGGAACTGGTATAGAGGTTACCATAAAGGAATTGGCGGAAACCATTAAGGAAAAGGTTGGCTTCAAAGGTGAAATTGCATGGGATACAACCAAGCCAAACGGAACACCACTCAGAAAACTTTGTAACGATAAATTAAAATCTCTTGGATGGAAGCCAAGTGTATCTCTAAACAAGGGAATAGAAAAAACAATAAATTGGTATCTTGAAAACGGTCACAACTATCACAGAAATTGAAGGGATTGACATGCAAAAAACGGCATTGATAATAGGAGCTAATGGTCAGGATGCATCATACCTTGCTGAGTTTCTTCTTGGCAAGGATTATAAAGTACATGGAACAATCAGAAGAAATTCGGTTCCCGAGTCCCAGACAACTCGCATACAACATCTCCACGACAAGAATCAAATAACTTTGCACTATGCAGATTTAACTGATGCGTTGAGCATAGAAAGCGTTATTCATAAATTGCAGCCAGACGAAGTATATCATTTGGCCGCACAATCTCACGTGCAGATTTCATTTGATCTCCCGCAGTATACTCTTGATGTGAATGGTGGTGGAACTTTGGCCGTGCTTGAGGCCGTAAGGCGGTTTTCACCACATTCCAAGGTTTATCATGCTGCTACATCAGAGATGTTTGGAAACTCCAAAGATCCGGATGGCTATCAACGGGAAACAACTCCAATGATTCCCGTAAGTCCTTATGGTTGTGCTAAACTATATGCACACACTTTGTGTAGAAATTATTCTCAAGCATATGGAATATTTGCTTGCTCTGGTATTCTGTTCAACCACGAATCTCCAAGAAGAGGAATTAATTTCGTCACAAACAAGGTTGCCCTTCAGGCAGCAAAAATAAAACTAGGATATGCAGACAGATTGGTTCTTGGAAATCTTGATTCATACAGAGATTGGGGACATGCAAAGGATTATGTCGAGGCAATGTGGCTCATGGTTCAACAGCAGACTCCACAGAGTTATGTAATTGCAACTGGTGAAACAAGATCAGTTCGTGAGATGGTAAACTATGTTTTTGACTATGCTGAAATTGACGTTTCCAAGTACGTGTTTACCGATGAAAAATATTGCAGACCAGAGGAGTTACACTATCTTCGTGGAGATTCATCCAAGGCTCAGAATGAATTGAACTGGAAGCCAAGAATATCTTTCCCCGAGATGATGGAAGAGATGGTCAACTACTGGAGCTACAGATTAAGCAACAAAAAAGTTGATTTTGTAGAAGTATAAGGTATATTATGTCCGTGAAAAAACCAAAGAAGAAAAAATCAAAGCCTTCTGATGCTGATTATGTTGACAATCAGAAGTTGTATGATGCTTTGGTTGAATACAGAAAAAAGTGCAAGGAAGCGGAAAACAGTGGACGAAAGCAACCAAAGGTAACAGAATATCTTGGTGACTGTATTTTAAAAATAGCCACACGCCTTTCCTACAGACCCAACTTTGCCAATTATCCATACAGAGAAGAAATGGTGTCGGATGCGGTATTAAACTGCATAACCTACATTGACAATTTTGATCCAAAGAAATCCACCAGCCCGTTTGGTTACTTAACCCAGATATGCTGGTTTTCTTTCGTTCGTATAATAAACAAAGAAAAGAAAGAAAAGTACATTCAGTACAAGTTTGCTGAACAGCAAAACGATAAGGACTTTCAAAATTGGTTCAATGAAACATATGCAGGAATTGACATAGGCAGACGAGATTTTTTTGGGTTAACTGATTTAGATATGGAACGTTTTGACAAGATGTGCACACCAAAGAAAAACAAAAGAAAAAAAAGAAAATCCAAGTCTCCATTTGAAGCATGAAAGCCGTAATACTAAACGATACGCATTTTGGATATAAGAACGATTCCTGCATAGTGCTGGATTATTTTTTGGAGTTCTTTGCGGAAGAACTTTTTCCGTATTTGAAAAAGCACGACATCAAGACAATATTTCATCTAGGGGATCTTTTTGATCGGAGAAAGTATGTCAATTTTAAAACGCTTCATAGAGTCAATGAAGAGTTTTTTAAGCCTCTTCAGGAAAACGGAATCAAGGTCCATGCCATTTGTGGAAATCACGATACCTATTACAGAAACACAAATAGCGTTAACTCTCTACGAGAACTGGTTGAGCATTATCCAAACTGGTCAATCTACTCCGAACCTACGGAGGTACATCTTTCTAGCGGATGTGTCGCCCTCATCCCCTGGATCAATCCGGAAAACGAAGAACTGACTGCCAAGTTTCTTTCTGAGACCTCTTGCTCACTTCTTTTTGGGCATCTGGAACTTGCGGGATTTCAGATTCTTCCGGGAACATTCATAGACGCTGGTTATGATCCAAAGCATTTCAATAAATTTGAGTATGTTCTTAGTGGGCATTATCACATTAAGTCTAGCCGTGACAATATTCATTATCTCGGAACGCAATATCAGATGGGCTTTTCGGACGTTGGGGAGAAGAAGGGATTCCACGTATTTGACTTTCAGGAACGCACTCTTGAGTTTGTCGAGAATCCAAAACAACTTTTCTATACGTTTAAGTATTACGAAGACCAGAAAGCAGAAATAGATTTTGACTCGTTCAAGGACTGCTACGTAAGAATTATAATAAAGCAAAAGACCAAGCAAGCGTTGTTTGACAAGTATCTTGACAAGTTCTACGAAGCTGGAGTTGCCGAATTGTCGGTGTCCGAGGACGTAGCCACAAATCCAGAACTTGTAAGTGTGGACATACACAAAGATACGCTGCAACTTCTGCATGAAGAAATAGACACCATAAGCGAGCAGTCCATAGACAAGAAACAACTTGCCGACATCATAAACTCGGCGTATAATGCTGCACTGTCCAAGGATGAAGAATGATTGAATTTGAATGTGTTCGATTCAAGAACTTTGGTTCGTTTGGTGGAAACTTTTCTGAAATAAAACTAAACAGCAACAAGACCACCCTTGTAACCGGGACAAATGGCCACGGCAAGTCCTTTGCATTGCTGGATTCGTTGTGCTTTGGTTTGTTTGGAAAGCCATTCCGCCCAATCAACATTCCGCAGTTGGTTAACTCCGTCAACGGCAAGAACTGTGTTGTAGAGATCGAATTCACAAGATCAAACTCCAAGTATCTTGTTCGCCGTGGATTGAGTCCAAAAATCTTTGAGATCTACAAAGACGGAGAAATGGTAGATCAACACGCCAAGGCCAAGGACTACCAAGACTACTTTGAGGAACATGTTCTTGGTTTCAACTATTCTGCGTTCAAGCAAGTAGTCATTCTAGGTAAGTCAAACTTTGTGCCATTCATGCAGTTGAGCCCAGCCGAAAGAAGAAAGATCATTGAGGGTTTGCTGGATCTCGACATCTTGGCCGACATGAACACACATGTTCGCAGTCAGCTCGTAAAACTAAAGACCGACATATCAGAGAATGAAAGTTTTCTTAAGATCGCCAATGAAAAGATTCGTTCCCTGAAAGAACTGAAGGAACAGATTGACAGCAACAAATCCATAGAGCTTCAGGAAAAAGAAAAAGAACTGAAGGAATTGGAAGAACTCTATGAATTACAAACTTCTAGTTTGAATAAAATAACCAAAAAATTTCACGAACTGCAGAACACAGACAAGAAAGCAATCACGTCTAGAATGGTTCCCCTTAACGGGGTTCCGGTCATGCACTCCAAGGCATTGGAGTTAGAGAAGGGGCTTATAGAGCAAATACAGGCCCTAGAAAACGATCCTAAGTGCACATGCTGTGGTCAGATCCTACCAGAGGAGGCCCGACAAGAGCATTTGAAGGAAAAGCGTGAAAAATTGTTTGCCTGTAGAAAATCTTTGACTGTCGCCAATAAAAAATTGAAAGAATTGGAAGTTTGCAAGGCTGATTTGGAAGAGGTTGAAAAGAAGATTCTTGAAGTTCAAATTCAGCAAGCACAATCTGTGACTGCTCAAAATTCAACCAACAGAGACATAACCACACTAAAGCAAAAAATTGCAAAAATTCAGTCGTCTCCAAGTGAATCCGGTGTGGATGGAAAGATCGAAGAAGCAACAAAGCAAAAAGACTCCTATGCCAAAACACTGCAAAAAGCCATTAGCGACCAGATTCATTACGATGTGGTCTATGATATGCTCAAGGACGGTGGTCTCAAGAGCCGCATTATCAAACATTATGTTCCCATCATCAATGGACTCGTCAATAAGTACCTCGGAAAGCTTAATCTCTTCGTTGACTTCACCATCGATGAGGAGTTCAAGGAAACCATCAAGTCAAGATACCGAGATGCATTTTCATATTCCTCTTTCTCTGAGGGAGAGAAACAGCGTATCGATCTGGCCATTCTCCTGACTTGGAGAGAGATTGCCAAGATAAAGAACAGCCTCAACTGCAATCTTCTTATCTTTGACGAGATTTTGGATTCATCGTTGGACTCTGCTGGAACAGAGGCTTTCCTAAAATTGTTGAACAAGATGAAGAGCAAATGCTCGATATATATTATCAGCCATAAAGCTGATTCATTAACCGATAAATTTGACCAACAGATGCAATTTGAGAAGAAAAACAACTTTTCCCGGATTAAATCACAAGTATAAATATTTGTGAATGTTTAAGGGAAATTTTAGATTTAAGAACGCTTCAGGGACTCCCTATACATATTCAATTGGAGATGTTGTCATATACCAAGGAAAGGTATATGAATGTCTTAAAGTTACACAACAATCTCCATTTCAGTCTCCAAATAGTTGGAGGTTGACTCAACTCACAGAACCATATCAAGACCCAGAGGCACCACTCCAACCAGAGGAGAATCAGTTTTGGTTTGATGAAAATGATGTCTTATATATAAGACAACTTACTGATACTGGATTTGTTTGGAAAACAATATCTGGGGGGTCGGGTGGTTCTGGAATTACTGGTGCAACGGGAGCAACCGGGGCAACAGGTCCAATAGGAAACACTGGTGCCACTGGTCCAGCAGGACCTACTGGTGCTACCGGACCACAGGGAGCAACTGGAACACCTGGTTCTGGTGCACCTGGAAATAATGATGTTGGTGTGATGTATTTGAAAGGAAATACCACATCCACACCTATAGGTTCAATTAATGCAAGAGCGGTAGTTGCTGGAAATATGCAAACTGGTCTTTTGTATAACTTTGCAAAAGATATCGGAACAAATTCATTAAAGTATCTTGGATCTGGTGGAAGATTTCACATCATTGCTAACTTTAACTTTTACAGTGGAAGTCAAGATATTTGTGGATTTTATGTTGGACACAATACATCAGGATTGACTCTTGATCCAAACAATGACAGGATTTCAGAATCTGAAATATATGCAAATGCTTCAACACCATCTGGCCAACCAGTTTCAAGTACCATTCAGACTCTGTTGGATCTTAATACGAACGATAGGGTTTTCTTTATTGTTCAAAATAAAACAGCAACAAACAGCATAACTATAGAATTTTTGAAGTATACGGTTACTGCCCTTACAGCTGAAAAAGGAAATACCGGAGCCACGGGGAACACTGGTCCACAGGGAACCACAGGGAACACAGGAGCCACTGGAGCCACTGGAGCCCAAGGCATCCAAGGCATTCAGGGAAACACAGGAGCCACTGGAGCCACTGGAGCCCAAGGCATCCAAGGCATCCAGGGAAACACAGGAGCCACTGGTGCAACTGGTGCCACTGGAGCCCAAGGCATCCAAGGCATTCAGGGAAACACAGGGAACACTGGAGCCACTGGTGCTCAAGGTATCCAAGGCATTCAGGGAAACACAGGGAACACTGGAGCCACTGGTGCTCAAGGTATCCAAGGTATCCAAGGTATCCAAGGTATCCAAGGCATTCAGGGCATTCAGGGAAACACAGGAAACACTGGAGCCACTGGAGCCACTGGCGCTCAAGGTATCCAAGGCATTCAGGGAAACACAGGGAACACTGGTGCCACTGGAGCCCAAGGCATCCAAGGCATTCAGGGAAACACTGGAAACACTGGTGCCACTGGAGCCCAAGGCATCCAAGGCATTCAGGGAAACACTGGAAACACTGGTGCCACTGGAGCCCAAGGCATCCAAGGCATTCAGGGAAACACTGGAAACACTGGTGCCACTGGAGCCACTGGTGCTCAAGGCATCCAAGGCATTCAGGGAAACACAGGGAACACTGGTGCCACTGGAGCACAAGGCATCCAAGGCATCCAAGGTATCCAAGGCATTCAGGGCATTCAGGGAAACACAGGAAACACTGGAGCCACTGGAGCCACTGGCGCTCAAGGTATCCAAGGCATTCAGGGGAACACTGGTGCCACTGGAGCCCAAGGTATCCAAGGCATTCAGGGAAACACTGGAAACACTGGTGCTACTGGAGCCCAAGGTATCCAAGGCATCCAAGGCATTCAGGGAAACACTGGAGCCACTGGTGCCCAAGGTATCCAAGGCATTCAGGGAATTCAGGGAAACACTGGAAATACTGGAGCCACTGGAGCCCAAGGCATTCAAGGAATCCAAGGCATTCAGGGAATTCAGGGCATTCAGGGAAACACTGGAAACACTGGAGCCACTGGTGCCCAAGGCATCCAAGGAATTCAGGGAAACACTGGAAACACTGGTGCCACTGGAGCCCAAGGCATCCAAGGCATTCAAGGCATTCAAGGCATTCAGGGCATTACTGGATCAACAGGTCCAAGAGGGTTGACTGGAACTACAGGAAACACTGGTGCTACTGGAGCCCAAGGCATCCAAGGAATTCAGGGAATTCAGGGTATTCAGGGAAACACTGGAAACACTGGTGCTACTGGAGCCCAAGGTATCCAAGGAATTCAGGGCATTCAGGGCATTCAGGGAAACACTGGAAATACTGGAGCCACTGGTGCCCAAGGTATCCAAGGCATCCAAGGCATCCAAGGCATTCAGGGCATTCAGGGAAACACTGGAAACACTGGTGCCACTGGTCCCCAAGGCATCCAAGGAATTCAGGGAATTCAGGGCATTCAGGGAAACACTGGAAACACTGGAGCCACTGGTCCTCAAGGAAACACGGGTCCAGTTGGCGATTATGTAATTTCGTTTAATGGACTTACTGGTGCCGTGACAGGCGTAACAACTGGTGTTGCCAATACATTTGGCCCACTTCAAAGTTTTACAAATGGAATTTCTTCTGCAGGAGGAACTTTTGCATCACAAGTAGCATTCATTTCTGGTATGTGCACCAACGGAATGACTCTATCAAATGACATAAATTATTTGATTAGTGGTGCATCTGCAATGAAGATGCGGTTACTCAGTGGAAATTGTGGAACTATTTCATTTGAAGGCTCTGCTGGCCAACTTTTTAGCATCACAAATAATCTTGGAACCGGAAGTATCTTCAGCGTCAATGACATTTCTGGTATTCCAAGCATCGATGTAAATGCAAATGGAAGAATTGTTCTTGCTGGCTTTACCGGAAATGTTGGTATTGGAGTAACGCTTCCAAGTGAAAAACTAGATGTATTGGGAAATATTCGTGTCAGCGGAAATTATATCGGGAATGTGGTAAGAAGTGTCGCTGGCATTACCGCAAACGTTGGGATTACTGCTGGTAACAATATAATAATCACTGTAAGTGGAAATACACTTACAATTGGTGCCACTGGAACTGTTGGTCCAATAGGATCCACTGGAAACACTGGTGCCACTGGTGCACAAGGCATCCAAGGCATTCAGGGAAACACAGGAGCCACTGGTGCAACTGGAGCCCAAGGCATCCAAGGCATTCAGGGAAACACAGGAGCCACTGGTGCCACTGGAGCCACTGGTCCACAGGGAAATACCGGAGCAACGGGTCCAGTAGGCGATTATGTAATTTCTGTAAATGGACTTACAGGTGGGGTGACATTCTATCAAGGTTCAAACATCACTCTCACGACATCTGCTGCAGGAATTACAATAAATTCTTCTGGTGGTGGAGGTGGAGGTGGTGGACCAACAATGTATGTGGAAACTTTTAATGGTTTTACTGGAACTGTTACAGGAACTAGCATACCGAGGCATTGGTTTTTATGAAAACAAGATCAAATCGTTTAAATGGTGGTTATATAGGTAATAATAATTTTATTCAAAGAAATGGAGTAGACAGTTTAAACAAAAATTATTTAAACAATCAATTTGAAACCATAGGGCTTACTTCTTGGTCTATTCCAAGTGATTGGCTTTCCATGCCGGGTATGACTGTGGGCGATCAAAGAATTGCAGCACTGTGTGCAATTTTTCCGGGAGGCTCTGGTGCAAGTGGTTCTACTGCTAGTGGTAATTTTTTTGCTTTTGCATTAAGTGGATGTACTTATATAGTTGATTGGGGAAATGGAATTACACAAACAATTTCTTCTGGTGCCACAGCACAATACAATTATGATTTTGCCGGAATTTCTGCATCAACTTTTTTATCAAATTTGGGTTGTAGACAAGTAATAATGCAAGCATACCCAGCAACTGCGGGTGGCACCTTTTCCTCTGCAAATTTTAGAAGAAGATTTACACAAGCCGGTATAACACTGTCCACATCATACACAAATGCAATATTGGGATATAAAATTTGTTCAAACACATTATCATCTCTTATTTTTAATAATGCCAGCAATGAAAGACGTGCAAGATTTTTTGAATATGTAGGTGAATCACAAATCACAGATGGAACATCATTATTTGCATTTATGCGCGTTTTGGAATCAATTTCTGGAATATCTTGGGCTTCAAAAATAACAAGTTGTTCTGATATGTTTAGAGGTTGTTCTTCATTATCAACAATTCCTAGTTTTAATACATCTAAAGTAACAAGCTTTAGTAATATGTTTCAAGATTGTATTTCACTAGAAACAATTTCTCCTTTAGATACAACGGCGGGAACCGATTTTGGTAGTATGTTTTTGGGATGTAGAATGTTAAAAAGAATTCCTTACATTGAAACAAGAAAATCATCAACTTTTCAGAGCATGTTTAGTGGATGTTCTTTATTGCAAACTATTCCATCATTAAATACATCTCAAGCTTCAAATTTTATTTCAATGTTTAATAATTGCACTTCATTAACAGCAATACCTTTTTTAAATACATCTAATGGTGTTTTTATTAGTAACATGTTTACTGGTTGTAGTTCTTTAAAAGAAATTCCTTTGTTAGATTTATCTAAGGGAACCAATTTTACTGGTTTTTTACAGGGTTGTAGTTCATTACAATCAGTTCCATTATTTAATTTAAGTCAAGCATCTAGTTTGTCAAGTATGTTTATAAATTGTTCAACACTTCAAAAAGTTACTATATTAAATACATCCTTAACGACAGGTCTGTCATCCATGTTTCAAGGATGTAGTGCATTAGAACAAATTTTTATTTCAAACACTTCTCAAGTAACAGATTTTTCTAGCATGTTTCAGTCTTGTAGTTCGTTGAAAAGAATTCCTTTTTTAGACACAGCGAATGGAACACAATTTCAAAATATGTTTTCTGGTTGTAGTTCTTTGAGAGAAATTCCTTTTTTAAACACATCAAAAGGAACACGTTTTGAAACTATGTTTCAAGGATGTTCGTTGTTGATAACAATTCCTTTATTAAATACTTCTTTGGGGACAAATTTTACTGGAATGTTTGAAAATTGCACTTCTTTGACTTATGTTCCTGGTTTAACGTTTTCAAATTCGACAAGTGCATATTCTAATATATTTAACGGTTGTACGGAATTGCAACTTATTGATCCAATAAATGTATCATCAACTATTACTTCTGCAACACTTTTATTTAATACTTGTCCTAATCTTAAATCTGCAGTATTAAGAGGAATGTGTGCTAGCGTATCGTATGCAAATTGCAATTTATCTTCAGCATCACTTAATGATATATTCACAAATCTCGCAACATCGGGTGGAAGAACAATAACTATAACAAACAACTGGGGAGCATCTGGTTGCAATAGGAGTATTGCAACCGCAAAAGGATGGGGTGTTGCTGGATAAAGGAGAATACATGGAATCGGGATTTTATAAAATAGATTATACTGGAGAATTGTTGTATGCACCAAATTTTGTAGAACACAAAGATTATCAACTTTATGCCCACTTACAACAACTTCATACATATCCTGTTGATGGATGGCATTGGTTTGACAGTGAAGAAGAAGCACGATTGCATTTTAATTTGCCCATAAATACTAAGGAAGAATAATATGCCAGAAACATACAAAAGTTTTGGAACAATATTAGGTTCAACAGCCGCCACTACAATTTATTCCGGTGTTTCTGGAACAGCATTGGTAAATAGCGTAGTGTTCAGCAACACAAACACACAAAGTGGAACAACAGTTACTTTGAATGCTGTAAAGGGCTCCACTGCGTATTCTTTAATAACAAATGCTCAAATTGCAATTAGCACATCTTTTCAAGCATTGGATGCACCAATAGTATTGGAAAATTCAAACACTTTGAGGGCACAAGCCGGAAACACGGCTACGATTCATGCTTTTGTTTCCGTGCTTGAAATTACTTGACACCAAAAATCTATAGAGTATAATCTCAACCATGAATGAAGAAAGTTTTGAAAAGTTTACCAATCGCCGCAAGAACAAGAAAACAGGTCTTAGCCGCAAGCAAGAAAAGCGCAGCAAGCGTGGAAATCGCCATGAGCAGAAACAACAGCTCAATGACGCAATGTACCGTAAGTTTGAAGATTAATTTATATAAGGAATCATATGACAACTGTGACAAAGATGCGTCTCAGCAAAGAGACGTTTAACATTCTCAAAAACTTCTCCGCAATCAATTCCAACATCCTGATCAAGCCCGGAAACCGCATCAAGACTGTTTCCAGTGGCAAGAACATCTTTGCCGAAGCAAATGTTCAGGAAGACTTCGATACCGAAGTTGGCATCTGGGATCTAAACAAGTTCCTCGGTGTCATCAGCATGTTCAACAATCCGGATCTTGAGTTCCATGAGAAGTACGTGGAAATCTCCAATGGCAGATCTTCGGTCAAGTATTACTACTCAGAGCCAACGCTTCTTACGGTTCCACCCAAGGACGTTAAGATGCCAGATGTGATGTTCTCTTTTGATCTTGATGAAAAGGATCTCAACGAAATCCTGAAGGCATCAAGCATTCTTCAGGTCAGCAATCTCAACATCGTAGCCAAGGATGGTGAGATTAAGATCGTCGTTAGCGACGAGAAGGATGACACCTCCAACAGTTTTTCTGTCACGGTGAACGAGGACTATAGCGGTCCAGATTACGTTGGATCGTTGGATGTGTCTGACATCAAGTTCCTTCCCGGTTCCTACAAGGTTGAACTGAGCAAGGGAATCGTTTCACGTTTCAAGCACAGCGCACAGGATCTTTCCTACTACATCGCCATCAAGCGGGGATAAAGTGACAGACCCACACAGCCTTCTTTGGGTTGAAAAGTATCGACCCAAGACTCTATCTGATTGTATTCTTCCAATTGACAGCAAAGCCATGTTCGGTGGCATGTTGAAGGAAGGTGCAATCCCAAACATGTTGTTCTATGGCAAAGCGGGCACGGGCAAGACAACGGTCGCCCGTGCTCTTGCCAATGATCTCGACTGCGAATACATTCTCATCAATTGCTCCGAGGAGAATGGAATTGATACTCTTCGGACCAAGATTCGTCAATATGCTTCCACGGTTTCCCTCAACGGAAACCCAAAGATTGTCATACTTGACGAGTTTGATTATGCCAACCCACAGTCAATTCAACCAGCCCTCCGTGGAGCAATCGAAGAGTTTCACAAGAACTGCAGATTCATTCTGACGTGCAACTTCAAGAACAGAGTCATCGAGCCTCTGCATTCCCGATGCACGGGAATTGATTTCAGTATTCCGTCTGCCGAGAAGTCACAAATGGCCACAGCCATGTTGGCTAGGGTTGAACATATCCTGACCAACGAGAAGGTTGCATACGACAAGGCAGTTGTTGCAAACCTAATCAAAAAGCACTTTCCAGATCTTCGTCGCATACTCAACGAGCTGCAGAAGTATTCTGCCTCCGGAAAGATCGATGTTGGTGTTCTTGCACAGCACAGCAGCGAATCATATAAGGAACTTCTTGGATTTATGAAGTCCAAGGATTTCACTTCTTGTCGTAAATGGGTTGTGCAAAATTTGGATCTCAATACCACGGAGTTCTTCAAGAAACTGTATTGCGAGATGTATACTGCCTTGAAGCCAAGTTCGATTCCACAGGCAATTCTAATCATTGCCGAATACCAATACAAGTCTGCCTTTGCCGCAGACCAAGAGATCAATACGATGGCCATGATCGTCCAATTGATGATGGATTGTGAGTTCAACTGATGGAATTAAAACATATTCTCAACAGCATAAATCATGATAAAAAGCCTTTACTAGATGACGAAACATTAGTAAAACTTTATCCTGCGTTCGTAGTGAATCGGTGTCTGTCTTACTTTCCAGACACCGTTTTTCATTCTAATGAAATGAACTGCCATCCGTGGGTAGATCCCAAGGCCCAGTTTGATTTCTATAGAATGGCTGTTCGCAAGAAGAAGCGGTTTTCACCTTGGCTTCGTAAGGAGGAAGACGAGAAAATAGCCTTGATAAAGGAAGTATTTGGATATACGGAATCCAAGGCTAGAGAAGTGCTAAATATTCTTGGTCCCAAAGACATAGAGAAACTTAAGCAGTTTTTATATAAAGGTGGAACTAAGAATTAGAAGGTGTAGTTATGTCAGAGACATCAGATAAAACATTCAACGGTATCGGTGTTCATGTCAAGTTATTTGACGATGAAGATTTCATGGTTGTTCGTGAAACTCTTTCCAGAATCGGTGTCTCCCCCAAAGGCAAAAAAGTTCTGTATCAATCTTGCCACCTGATCCACAAAAACAACGTATACATAGTTGCTCACTTCAAGGAACTCTTTGCTCTTGATGGTTTGCCATCGAACGTAAGCGAAGAGGACATCAAGAGAAGAAATGCAATTGTAAAACTTCTTGAGGATTGGGAACTTGTCGAAGTTGTTGACAAGGAAAAAATACAAGATAAAATGCCCGTCAATGGGCTAAAGATTATTCGTTATAGTGAGAAAGATGACTGGGAATTGATTCCAAAATTCAATCCTGGTTCGCTACGTAAATTTTTTAATTCATAAGGATGACCATGTACAATTTAACTTTGAGTATGATCGTAAAGAATGAGGCCCCAAACATCGAACGTTGCTTGGAGTCTGTCGCACCATACATCGATTACTATGTGATCGCTGATACCGGATCAACCGACAATACAAAGGAGATCATCAAGAACTTCTTTGACAAAAAGGGAATTCCGGGAGAGATTCTAGACCATGAATGGTCTGACTTTGGAACAAATCGTTCCAAGGCTCTTGAGGCTTGCATGGGAAAAACCAAATGGGCTCTGATGATTGATGCTGATGATTTTATCATTGGAAAACTCCCAGTTGATAAATTTGATGAAAATCTTGATGGATATGTCGTAAAGATTAAGCGTGGGCCATTTGAATGGTATCGTGCACAGATATTCCATCTTGCCAAGAAAAAGTGGTGGTACGAAGAGCCACTTCACGAATATTCAATTTGCGAACAGCCAATGAATGTTGCCAAACTTGAGGGCGACTATGCATGGGAAGTAAGAACTGAAGGATGTCGATTCCGGGAAACAAATGGAGATGATCGAGAAAAGTATAAAAGAGATTATCATATTCTCAAAAAATACATTGATGAAAATCCCAACCAACCAAGAAAACAATTTTACTTGGCGCAATCAGCATTTGACTCCCATATGTTTGATATTGCAGAAATTGAATATGAAAAAAGAGCAAACATGGGACAATGGGTGGAAGAAGTATTTTATTCATGGATGAGAGTTGGTATGTGTAGGGAGATTCTTTGCAAACCAGTTGAATTGGTAATAGATGCTTTTATGAAAGCATTTGAGACTCTACCAAACAGAGTAGAACCACTTTATCATATGTCATGTATCTATAGAAAGCATAATAGACCAAGAAATGCTTTTATCATGGCTTCACAAGGACTTTCAATTCCAATTCCACAAGATCAAATTTTGTTCGTTGATACTGGAAACTATTTGTGGGGAATATTGGATGAAGTTGCTACCAGTGCTGCTCATGTTGGAAAATTTCATATGGGATTGGCTGCATGTGAAAAACTTCTTGCCGAGTCACATTTACCAGAAGATCAAAGAGCAAGAGTTCAACAAAACAGAGATCTATATGTAAAAGTTGTAGCACAACAACAACAGCAAATAGAACAACAACAAAAACAGGTTTTGGAAGAAATTAAGAAAAAAGCCAACAGAACTACTCTTAGCGTAGATCCTTCAAAAGTTCCAGCAGTATTGTGACAAAAATCTAAATATTTTTGTCATGGAAAATTTTTACGACCCAAATGTAGTATTAGGCGATACTCTTCGTTGGTCTATGGCTCTGAAAAACAGTGCTGGAACCAGTTATGATCTAACTGGTTCCACTCTTTCTATGCAAGTAAGAGCTGGATATTATCCAAGCCAAGTTTTGGTTTCATATTCAATAGGAGTTACCGCAGGAAGTACAATATCAACTCCTGAAGGATCTAGTGGTGGTTTGGCAGCTGGTACTGCTGGTTCCATAAATGTTTGCATTGGTTCAAATTACACTAAAAATTTTCCACCATATACACAAATTTTTTATGACTTGCAACAAATAAGTTCTTCTTCTGACACACTAACATTGTTAAGAGGAAAAATAGGCACAATTCTTGATGTAACGAGAACCTAAAATGGCTGATGTAAACGTAACGGTTGTTTCCTCAACCCCAAATTTAATTGAAGTAATAACCCAAGGCTCTGGTATTGGTTCAATAGGACCGCAAGGAGCACAAGGAATTCAAGGAAATACTGGGTCAACCGGGCCACAGGGAAACACTGGATCAACTGGTAATACTGGTGCTACGGGAGCAACGGGAGCAACGGGAGCCAAGGGGGACAAAGGAGATCCGGGAACAGAAGGTGCTCCCGGAACAAATGGAGCAAGAGGTGCAACTGGTTCAACTGGACCAACTGGATCAACAGGAAATACAGGAGCAACAGGTGCCACGGGTGACCCAGGTCCTATGGGTCCAACTGGTCCACAGGGGGAAAGTTTCTCTTTTAGAGGTGCTTACGGCGGTGCAGAAATTGTTTACAATCTTAATGATGTAGTTACATATAATGGCGCTTCTTATATTTGTCTAGCTAATAATGTTAGTGGCTATCCACCAGATTCAGGATTATTCTGGGAGCTATTTGTAGAAAAAGGCTCAACGGGCGCTACTGGTCCGCAAGGAAATACTGGAGCAACAGGGGCTACTGGAGCAACTGGTGCCACTGGTCCGCAAGGAAATACTGGAGCAACAGGGGCTACTGGAGCAACAGGGGCTACTGGAGCAACAGGGGCAACAGGACCAGTTGGAAAGTATGTTGAAAGTTTAAATGGATTGACTGGTGGTGTAACGCTTTATCAAGGTTCAAATATTACTCTTAACGTAGATTTGGCTGGTATAACAATATCCTCCAGTGGTGGTGGCTCAAATGCAATTTCTGCTTTGACACCATCTGGGGTCACAGGAGACATAATTGGATACCGTGGTGGATCTTGGGGGGCAATCAAACCAAATACAGTTTCAATGCCACTTCCAAATTTTGGCAGCATATTGAGTGTAATCGGTGGATTTACTTCATGGAATATAAATGGTCTTGAAATGCAAAATGGAATAACACTTGGTTCTGGAACTTTCTTGGTTCACAATATGGTTTTTGAAAAAGATGGTATTGGCCAATGTTTTATTGATTTTAATACATCACCATGTGAAACAACCATTAAACAGGGAGTTAATGTTGTATATCCTGACATGCTTTCTGGTACATATCTTTATGGAAAAACAACCTACATAAATTGGAGTACAGATGCGTCTGGTGAAGGTTTTAGACATATAGGTTGGGCGATTCGATTGAGTGGAGTGACTTCTGGTGGATTGGTTGGTGGTGCGTTTGGTGGAGGTATACAAAGTAATTAAATCCTATGTTCTTCGGAAAGAACAAAACATCTTTAAGACTAATAAAAGCCCAAGATGGCCTATCTCTGGGCTCAGACTATTACATTGTTGAAAGTGTTCAAAATCCAAGCAAAATTAAAATTGGAACTGGTATATCTAAACTTTCTTTGATAAATTCAAACGGTGATGAGTTTTTGCTGGAAGGAAACTCAGCAAAGATAAAAGAACTGTTTGCCCCAAAATATCTGTTTGAATCCGTGGAAGGAAAGACATACAAGGTTGTTCGTCCTGTTGGAAATCTATTGCGAAACTCTTTGCTCAAGGAAGTCACAACAGAGCATGCAGATGAAAAATGGCAATTAGGTCACGGGACAGCAGAACATCATTACATAAAGCAAGATAACAAAATTATCAAACTCTATGGTAATTCACAGCAAATAAAAAATATAATGGAAGAGGTTGTGTTCACGCAACCAAAGCCAGAAGTCCCCAAAACACTTATTGCAGAAAAGTCCGAACCAAAAGTAAAAATTATTGAAAAGACAATAATACGTGAACAGGCTCCTGTAATAAGTGAACCTGGACCAAAGGGTGACATTGGTGAGCGTGGAGCAAGAGGTGAGCCCGGTCCACAAGGTCCCAGAGGGTTCCCTGGACCAATAGGTGCACAGGGAGAAAAGGGAGAAAATGGAGATCAGGGTGATGTAGGTCCACAGGGCGAACAAGGAATAGCGGGACCGAGAGGTGTAAAAGGTCCAAAGGGAGATAAAGGAGAAAGGGGTGATATTGGCCCTGCTGGCCCACGGGGCCCACAAGGAATTCCTGGACCACAGGGACTGGTTGGCCCAGAAGGAAAACAAGGTCCGGAAGGAAAGATGGGTGTCCGTGGACCACAGGGAGAAAAAGGAGAAAAGGGAGATCGTGGAGTTCCTGGCCCCGCTGGTCCTGCTGGTCCACAGGGAGAAAAAGGTGAAACTGGAATTGTAAAAGTAGAACATCCATTGGTATTTGAAAAAGGAGTTCTATCTTTTAGATCAGATAAACTTGCTGAATTGGTAAAAAGTGCATCAGCAAAAGATATCCAAGATGCAATAAACAAAATTGCAACTACAGCAATTCCAACCGGCGGCGGCGCAGTTGGAATTGTTTTTAATGGTGTGCCTCTAATTCGTTCTGTTAGTGATATTAAATTTACTGGTTCCGGTGTAAATGTTACCCGTCAAGGGAAAAATGTTCTTGTAGATATTTTGGCTGGTGGTGCAGAATGGTCAGACACCACACCCGGATTTTCAAACGGAATTGCACCGGGAATTACATTTGGAGTTGGTCTTGATGCAATTCAAGTTCTTGAACAATTGATATATCCATATCAGCCGGTTGCATTTACCGCATTCTCAATAAATCTTGGAACATCCCCATTTGATCTTGGAAGAACATTTGGTGCCGGAAACTATACAGCAACCTGGTCAACTTCTGGTCCTACTGGAAACTGGATTGGTGGCTCGCTAAACATCAAGGACAACACAAATTCAGTTCTTGTGAAATCTGGATTGAATTACGACAGCACCCCAGCAGGAATAACCTTGAATCAATACGGCTACAACGTTCCGTCTCAACTTACATTTGGAATAACAGGACAACAACAATCTGGAAGCGCTCTTTCAAGAACCGTCACATTTGATTGGAGACATAGAATTTATTGGGGAAAGAGTGCATCAGCTTCTCCTGCAAACCTAGCAAGCCTTACAACAGGCTCTACAAGCAGATTTACTTCATCAACCAGCGCTCTTGGAACTTTTACATATACATTCCCGGTATCTGGAAGTCCAGAATATTCTTATGTAATTGTTCCAACTTCACCAGGTTCTCCCGGAACATACACATCGTGGAAAGATATAAACAATCTTACCGTCACCCCAGTCTCAGGAACTTTCACCGAAACAAATGCATACGGTGTAAGTATTTCTTGGACATGGTATCAAGTCAGCAATCCAACCACTGGTACATACCAGATAACGGCATCCTAATATGGCATTAACAGGATACATCTCAGTTGGCTTGCCAATCGGCCCAAACGTCGATAACGATCCGTATTTTGTTACCAACCCACGTTATGGTCTTGGAAGTTTAAGAACTGTAGAAAGTCTAACAGACAGAAATAACATAATTTCTCAAAGACGTGAAGAGGGTATGTTGGTTTATGTTAATGATGAAAACAAATATTTTTCTCTTATTGGAGGAACTGGAAACAGTTATTGGACTGAATTTACGACAGGTGTTGAATCAATAAATGGAACACCCAATGAAATAAATGTCAGCGGAACTACAGGTAACATAACAATTGGGCTCCCCGATTCAGTTAATATTGCAACAACTTTGAATATTGGTGGAATTACAATAGGAATTACGGCTGGCAACCAACTTTATATTGATGGAACTTTGAATGTATTGGGAGGTCTAAATACAATTGGAACCCTAATGGTTGATGGTTTTATCATAACCAAGAGCGGATTCCAAGGATTTACGGGAACAGAAGAACTAGAACCAATAGAGCACGTTATCTTTGATGGCGGAGATTATTAAGGAATAAACAATGGCAACAATTAAATTCAGACGTGGAGCAGGACAACCAACCGGGTTAACAGCCTATGAACCAGCGTGGGATACAACAAACAATCGTTTGTTTGTAAACAATGGCTCTACGGCAATGTGGGTTGGCGCACAAATTGTACAAGACACTGCTCTTTCAGGAAATTGCGCTTGGACTGTTCCTACTCAAAATTCGGTAAAAACTTATGTAGATAATCAGGTTACCATTGGTCTTTGTGGTGGATCTGTTGCCAGCATAAATGGAATAACTGGTGCTGCAAACATTCTAGGTGGAACTGGAATTTCCATAACAGCATCCACCGCAACCAGAGGAATTACAGTTGCAGTAAACTCCGATGTTGCCATTAGAAATGGAACAAACATATTTACAGGAGTTCAGGTATTTACAACAGGCTTGTCTGGAAACACAGATTCAAGTTTGTTTAATTTGGCAATAAAGGCTGGACTTACGGTAGGTGGTCCAGCAAGATTTGAATCTGCGTCTGTTTTCACAAGCGGAGTTTCTTTTATAAACGGTCCATTGTCTATAAACGGAACTATAGGAAATGATTCTGGAAGTGGAATAACATTTAATACAGCTATCAGAGTTTCAGATGATTCAACATTCTTAAAAAATTTAGATGTTAATGGTGCTTTTAGAGTAACTGGTGGAGGAACATTTGGCTCACTTTATGTGGTAGGTCCAGCTGCAATTGATGGTTCAGTATCACTTTTGGGTGGATTTGATGCAAAGGGTGCAACATTTGGCAATCTTGTTAGATTTGGTGCAGGAATTTGTGCCTCGGGTGGAATGACTCTTTCTGGATCACTTCAAGCTTCTAATGCAACATTTGGTGGTCTTGTAACCGCAAATAGCGGATTGATCGTAAACGGTGGAGTAACATTTAACGGTAACATTTATGCATCCAATCTAGTAACTTCCGTCGATGGTGTCACTGGAGCCGTAGATCTTCTTGCTGGATCTGGTATTTCTATAACAAATCCAACTGGAGCAGCAAAAGGAATAACTCTAACAAACACAGGTGTCCTATCAATTGCAGGAACCTCAAATCAAATTACAGCATCTGGATCCACAGGATCTGTAACACTATCTCTTCCTAGTGCAATAACAACACCAGGATCTTTAAGTACTACAACATCCTTGCTTGTAGGTACAGACGCAACAATTAGTGGAAACCTTACAGTCAATGGAACAACCACAACAGTAAATTCCACAACTGTAACAGTACAGGATCCACTTATTGCAATCGGTGGAGTTACAGGAAATGCGCCCCCACCAGTAGGTGACACCAAGGATCGTGGAATTGTTTTCCAGTGGGCTGATGGTGTAGCGGGCAGAACTGGGTTCTTTGGATTTGATCAAAGCGCTCAAAGATTTACTTTTATATCTCAAGGTGCAAATGTTTCTGGAGAAATTGTATCTGGTGCAATTGGAAGTGCAAATCTAGCAGGCGTTTTTGCACCAAGCGGAACGTTGACATTAAGTGGTGTTTCTGCAGCAAATGCAACAATATTGCTTGCTGGAAATACTGCTGGAAGTAGTACAACAATAACTCACACCGCAGCAGAACATATTTTTTCATCATCAGGTGATGTTGGAAAAATTTCTATAGTTGGTGATCCGTTTACTATTGGCTCAAAGGGAACATTTACTCCTGCTGTAGCTTACACAGCTACTAGAACTTATACCCTACCAGATATCAGCGGACAAATGGTTCTTGCAGATACTGCTGGCGCAACATTAGGTTGGTTGTTAAGAGGTCAGGGTTCAGCTACTCAAAATACCTGGATAAACCCAAATGCTTCAGGATTTACAGCCTTCACAACTACAAACGTCAATCTAGTTGGAGTAAAAGACAGTGGAAGCTATGGGTTGATATTTGCTCTTGGTACAGCCGGAAATCAAATTTTGTATGGAGATTCCACAACTGGCATTGCATGGCAACCAAGCACAAATACCTTGACCGTTGGCTCTGGAACAGGTAAACTTGAGGGTGTAGTAGATGGTGGAGCGTTCTAATATATAACAGGAGAATTGTGAATGTCTTTTGAAAAAAGAATGATGGAGACTTTGTACAAAAAGTGTGCGGAACTGACTCAGGCAAATTTTACGAATGAACTCAATCTTTTTGCAGAACAGGCAAAGAATGCCGAACTGCAGGCAAAGATCGATGAATTGACCAAGAAAGTGGAAAGTCTTTCAAAGAAAAAGAAGAAAGACGAACCAGTTCTTGACGGTGGTGAAACCTTCTAAATAGTATTGTAGTTATTACGATGCTATAATCAGCAGGAGTTTTTTGCAGAATGGCCAATATTAAGCTCAGAAGAGGCTCAGGTGTCCCCTCGGGATTGACATTTGGTGAACCAGCATTCGACATCACCAACAGTCGTCTCTATGTTGGAATCACTGGTGGTAGTGCACTTGTTGGTGTTGCTGGTGGTGGAGTCCACTCGTTTAATGGATTGACCGGGGCAGTCACCGGAGTAACCACTGGAACAGCAAACACCTTTGGTCCTCTTCAAAGTTTCACCAGCGGAATCAGTTCATCTGGTGGAGCTTTTGATTCACCTGTTTCTATTATAAATTCTTCAATAATTGGTGCGGCAACTCCAAGTACTTTTTTTGTAAGAAATACTCAAAGTTCGGTTACTTCAAATAATTCTGCATCTATAATTGGAACAACCGGGGGTGCTTATAGTGCTTTAGAATTAAGAAACACCGGTAATACTGCTGGATCTGAAGTTGTGTTTAACATGCCTGTGTTTAATGGAACAAGTGGTTTAAATATAAGGCAAAATTCAACTATTTCTGGACCAACAACATGGTCTGTTACAGCATATGATGCAATAATTCGTACTGGTCAAAGTAGTGCAAGACTTCATTTAGCTGGTGGAAATAATAGATCACCGATGATGACAATTACAGAAACTGGAGCGGTTGGAATTGGAACAACTTCTCCAGGAGTAACATTTGATATTGTTGGTGCAATGCGTGCTAGCGAATTAATTACAGCATCTTCTGGAATTTCATCCTCTGGCGGAACATTTGGAACACTAAGAGTAGAACAACCAAATATAGCAACACTTAATGTTCGTTCTAGTGCTGGTGGTGGATCGGTAAATATAACCACAAATCAAGGAAATTGTGGTAGTATTGGAAGCATAAACAATATACCGTTTGCTTTCACTACAAATGGTGCTGATAGAGTTTTAATTTCTTCTGATGGAAATGTAGGAATAAGAACCACAAATCCAGGAGCAACTTTAGATGTCGTGGGAACTTTCAGAGCAAGTCAACTTTCTCAGTTTACAGGAGGTTTGAGTGCTGCTGGTGGAATTACGTTTAATTCTGCTTTTACTGGTTCAACGGCTACCTTCAACGGTCTCATAATTTCAACTGCAGGATTCTCTGGAACCGGCATAACACTCTCCGGAAACCTCAGTGCAGCCACAAAGTCCTTCTTAATCCCCCACCCAATTCAACCAAACAAGAAACTACAATACGCTTGCTTGGAAGGTCCAGAGAATGGTGTATATGTTCGTGGAAGACTCACAGGATCAAATGTGATCGATCTTCCAGACTATTGGACTGCTCTGGTGCATTCAGACTCCATTACGGTACAATTGACTGCAAATGGTTCACAGAAGAATTATTTCGTCAAGTCAATCGAAGAAAACAGAATCATCGTTGGAAGCAAGAGCAAGGACATTGATTGCTTCTATCTTGTCCAAGGTGAACGCAAGGATGTTCCGAAGTTGACAGTGGAGTATTGATATGGCAGTCCAATATAATCCCGGAATCGTAACTAGTGGATTGGTCCTGTGCTTGGATGCTGCGAACAGAAAGAGTTATCCGGGGACTGGAACTGGATGGTTTGATTTAAGTGGAAATGAAAATACTGGAATTTTGACAAATGGTCCAGTGTATAATAATGAAAATGCGGGTTATTTCACGCTAGATGGTGCTAATGATTTTATAAATGGAACATCAATATCAAGTCAATTTACTGCGGACATTACAGCAGAAGCGTGGATTTATGTAACCTCTGCTGGCGTAGATTGGGTAAGAATAATTGGAACTGGTAATAATCCTATTGGCAACAGAACTTTTGGTTTATGGTATGCAAGCGACAGGAGATTATTGTGGCAAAGATATGGTGCTGGTGATCCAAGCATATATCCCGCATCACCAATTATTCAACTCAACACATGGAATCATGTTGTGGCAACTACAACTGGATCAAATCATATGCTTTATCTAAATGGAGTTTCTATAGGATCAAACGTGGCTACAGGTCCTTGGGCGGCATCAAATGAACCCATTACAATTGGTTTTGCTGGAATTCACACTTATCATAATGGAAGAATTTCAAACGCTCGATTGTACAATCGTGGACTTTCTGAAACAGAAATCTTACAAAACTTCAACGCTCTCAGAGGAAGGTTCGGCATCTGATGGGCCTCAATCACTCCCCAACAATAGTAACCGAAGGCTTGGTTTTGTACTTGGATGCGGCAAACATAAGAAGTTATCCAACAGCAGGAAATACTTGGTCTGATTTAAGTGTTATCCAAAATGTTGGAGAATTAAAAAATTCTCCAACATTTTCAAGTTTAAATAATGGTAATTTTTCTTTTGATGGCACAGATGATATGGTTATATTACCAAACAATACTGCCTTGGATACAGATACTCCAACAGTTGAAGTTTGGGTTAAAACAAATGCAACCACACAAAATGGATTTTGGTTTGAAAAAGGAACTGTAAATACTCAATATTCCTTATTCCAAGAAGGCGCAGGTATTCAATGGAGACACAATATTTCTGGTGTTGGTTTAACAAATTTGACGACAACAACAGCAACTTACATGAATACCACTGATTGGTATCAAATAGTTGGAACATATACTAGTGGAAGTAGAATTTTATATATAAATGGAACACAAGTCAATTCTGACGGACGAACTGGAACATTGTCTGTGAATAATGGAGGAATGTCTGTGGGAGTTTATGGTGGATATATTGGAGGTAGATCATATTATTATAATGGAAATTTGGCAATATGCAGAGTATACAATAGAGTGTTAACTGCAACAGAGATTAAACAAAACTTTGATGCCTTGAGAGGAAGGTTTGGCATCTGATGGGAGTAAACTACAATCCATTTCAAGTTACAGAAGGGTTGGTGTTGTATTTTGATGCAGCAAATGGTCGAAGTTATCCAAGATCTGGAACCGTCTGGAATGATTTGAGTGGCGCAACATACACTGGAAGTTTAATAAATGGACCAACTTTTTCAGCAGAAAATTTTGGATCATTTAATTTTGATGGATCAAATGATTATGTTGGAATTCCAAGTCCATCCTCTCGTTGGTCTTGGACACCATCTGGAAGCGGATTGAACAATGTTACCTTTGAACTTTGGACCAAATCATCTGATGTGGATGGAAATTATGTTTCAAAACCATGGAATGGCAATGGTGAATACAATTATAGAATTGTACACAACGCACTCGCACTCCAGATTGGAGCACAAGCAAACAGTTTTGCATTTTCTTCGATTGCAACGGGAAATTGGACACAAGTGTGTGTTGTTGTCAGTTCAACTCAATTTGGTGCATACATAAATGGCACACTCAACGTTGCTTTGTCAAATCATGGAATAACAAACAATACCCCTAGCAGCGGAAATTTTGATCTGGATCTTTGTTTGATGACTCTTTATCCTTACGGGGCTTATGGATGGGATATTCCAGGATTTTCAGTGTTGGGGAACACCGCACTATTTAAGATATATAATCGTGTACTGAATGCAAATGAAGTGGCTCAAAACTTCAACGCCCTCAGAGGAAGGTTTGGTATCTAATGGCACTTTCACACTCACCTTCAATTGTCACCGATGGATTGGTCCTGTGCTTGGATGCTGCGAACAGAAAGAGTTATCCGGGAACTGGAACTGTCTGGAATAATATGGTAGGAAACGTTGGTGCTACTTTTCAAAATGGACCAACTTTTAATTCTTCAAACTTAGGGACAGTTTCTTTTGATGGAACAGACGATCAAATTCCTTTTTTTGCTCCAAACTTATCTTCTGTAGCAACAGTTGAAATGTGGGCAAAAATTGGAGATAATTGGACGAGTGGAAGAATGTTTTTTGGGTGGAATCTTTATGATGTTTGGACTGGAAATTTTTCTTCTATAGGATTTAATACAGCAAATGGTGATGTGTATGGGATTCCGTCAGCAACATTAACTCCTTTAAACATTGTAAACAATTGGAAACATTATGTGTTTGTTATGAGGACAGATGTTTCATATACAAATAATAAAATATATATTAACGGCCAATCTTTTTCTTTATCGCAGATACAATCTGGAGAAAATGGTGGAGCCCGTTCTTTTAATTCTGGAAATGGTCAAATAGGAAATTGGTTGGCAACTAGTGGATATAATATGCAAATGGATTGTTCTATATTTAATGTTTACAATAAAGAACTTTCTCCACAAGAAGTAGTTCAAAACTTCAACGCCCTCAGAGGAAGGTTTGGTATCTAATGGGAATTAATTCTGGACCAGACATAGTTGAAGATGGATTGGTATTGTGTCTCGATGCCGGGAACAGAAGAAGTTATCCGGGGACTGGAACAGGTTGGTTTGATTTAAGTGGAAATGGATATGACTTTAATGTTAGTGCGTCTGCCTATTCTACTTCAGATGGAATAGATCATATGAATTTTGAAGGTTCTTTTGGAATAGCAAAAAGAATTGTTGGCGGATCTTTGACTGATATGCCTACTTTTGCAAATGCAACCATTTGTGTGTTTAGTGAAGTTATAACTCCAACTAATTGGAGAACTATGCTAAGAGGTGCAGCCAACGATCATCAAGTTATTATTCAAAGTGGAACAAATGATCTGGGAATGTACGACAATGATGGTGGTAATTTTATTGATTCTACTTTTAATATTGATTCTATACCAAATTATGATACAAAATTTAACTATATGTGTTGGAGACTGTCTCAGTCATCTCCTTATTATCAATTTCAATATAATAATGATACGACTGTTTACTCAATCACGAACGTAAATTCAACGTTCAATAACGGTTTTTGTTGTATAGGTGGTTTTCATGAATTCAACGCAATTACTACATCTGCTAGCCAATATTGGGGAAAGATGGCATACTTTTCATATTACAATAGACATCTTTCATCAGAAGAAATCTCACAAAACTTCAATGCCCTCAGAGGAAGGTTTGGTATCTAATGGCAGTAAGCGCAGGACCAGATATAGTTGAAAGTTCATTACTTCTGTTTTTAGATGCTGGAAACAGAAAAAGTTATCCAGGAACAGGAACTGCTTGGATTGACATAAGTGGTGCAGGAAATGTCGGTTCTTTTGTTAATGGAGTGACATTTGATAAATCTTATGGTGGAAATATTGCTTATGATGGAGCAGATGAGGCAGTAACGGTTCCAATGACAAACTTGAGACCAACCTCACAGATCACACAGGAATGCTGGTTTTCCATATATGAACAAAGAGCCCAGATTTTCATTGGTTCTCAGCGTGGGGATGGATTTGACAATTCATATGCACTTTGGCTAAATGGCACAAATACATTGGCTGCAGGGATAAATCCTGGTGGTCCAACGGCTGGAATAAATTTAAATTATCAGACTTATTCCTATACCCTTACGACAAATAGATATTATCACTATGCCCATACTTATGATGGAACGACACAGTCAATTTATGTAGATGGTGACATGGTATATTCTTGGGGAACAACAGGATCGATATTTTATGATACAAACAATACATTGCTTACGGTAGGAAACGATTGGTGCTGCGGATATCAAGGAACTCTAGGTTCTGGAATTCGTGGAAACCTTCCAATAGTGAGAATATATAATAGGGCACTTAACGCATTTGAAATAAAACAAAATTACACCGCAACAAGAAAGAGATTTGATCTATGAACTTAGAAGACTTTGAAACTAGAGAATACATAATTTTTAACGTATCGGAACTTCCGCAAATTGACTTCTCGCAAGTCCTTGAAACCTCCGCAGAGACCGTTCGCAAGTCCGTGGATGGCACCAAGACCTTCGTGAAATGGGATGGATCAGAACCATCCTGCGTCACTTCTCTGACCACCAAGGAAGGTCCATACACACATACGGAAATACTTGAAATTCTTTCAACACCGGAGTGGGTCGTCCCAAATCCACCAATGCCATGATCTAAATATATTGGATGAAATAATTTTTAAATTATGGCAAATTCTGACAAAAACATTATAATAACTCCACATGTTGGAGGAGTTACGCAGCCTAACATCCTTTTCCGAGGGCAGGGAAACGATCCCATCACTCTATATGTTCTTGATGGGACCACCGGAACTGGATTGACGGCTGGTGGTGCTTTGTCATTTGAAGGCTCTCAGGGACAATTATTCAGTATTGCCAACAGACTTGGCACTGGAAGCATATTCAGTGTCAATGACATTTCTGGAATACCCAGCATCGATGTTGATGCAAATGGAACGATTGAAATTGCACCATTTACTGGATATGTTGGCATAGGTTTGACTGCCCCAGCAGAAAAACTTGATGTGCTTGGAAACCTCAGAGTCAGTGGAAATTATATTGGCACTGTTGTTAGAACAATTCGTGGATTGACTGGTGCTGTGGGAATTTCTGCTGGTACAAATATTTCCATAACCACATCAGGAAACACATTAACAATAAGTGCAACCAGCGGAACAGTAGGTGCTACTGGAGCCACAGGTGCAACTGGAGCCACTGGTGCCCAAGGACCTCAAGGCATCCAAGGCATCCAAGGAAACACTGGAGCCACTGGTGCCCAAGGACCTCAAGGCATCCAAGGCATTCAGGGCATTACTGGATCAACAGGTCCAAGAGGGTTGACTGGAACTACAGGAAACACTGGAGCCACTGGTGCTCAAGGTATCCAAGGCATTCAAGGAAACACTGGAAACACTGGTGCCCAAGGATCACAAGGCATTCAAGGAAACACTGGAGCCACGGGTGCCCAAGGATCACAAGGAATTCAGGGAATTCAAGGAAACACTGGGGCAACAGGAGCAACAGGCCCGGTTGGACCTTATGTAATTTCATATAATGGCCAAACGGGAGCGATTGTTGGTCCGTCTTTGGGTGCAAATGTTTATACTGGATTGCAGGCATCATCATCCGGATTCAGTGGACCGCTTACAGGAAACGCAACAACAGCAACAACACTACAAACTGCAAGAACTATCAACTTGACTTCCTTCAATGGAAGTTCAAATATTACGATAAATCAAATTGCAAATGAAGACAACCGTGTAGTTTCACCCAGTGAAGGTGCAACAAATTATGCAAGATTCCTTTTTACATCTTGGGGAAATGACAATTCATCCCCATATGCAGATGCATTCCACTTAAGATCTTATCAAGATTCTTCTGGTGGAAACGATAATTTGTTGATGTTCTTAAAAAATACAATTGGAATGAGAATTTGGCAACAGTCATATGGTTCCACTTTTGCCTATTCATCATACAAAGATGTTGCATTTGTTCAAGATAGCGTAGCATCTTTTAATGGGCTTACTGGTGCCGTGACAGGTGTGACAACTGGTGTTGCCAATACATTTAATCCACTTCAGAGCTTTACAAACGGAATATCTTCTGCTGGTGGCACATTTGCAAATTCTGTTAATTTTATAACAGGACTTTGTGCTACAGGAATAACATTTACAAATGCTCTTTCACGTGGAAGAATGATTGCATGGAACACACCAACTTTAGGAACTACTTTAGGAAATATTCACATTGGTTCTACTTCAAGTACAACTAATGCTGGTCCTGCAATAACATTTGGTGCAAGAGATTCCAGTCCAGAATCGGTTGCACAAGCAGGAATTTATGTAAATTCTGATGGTGGTTATGGCACCAGAATGTATTTTGCAACTACAAACAGTTACGCAACTGGGCCTCAAGTTGCAATGACTTTGTTTCATGATCGAAATGTTGGAATAGGCGATCTTGCACCAGCAGCAAAATTAAGTGTGGCCGGAAATATAAGTGCATCTGCTGGAATTTGTTCTGCTGGCGGAACTTTTGGTTCACAGGTTGCATTCTTGGCAGGTTTGTGCACAAGTGGAATGTCACTTTCAAATGAAGCAAATTATTTGATTAGTGGTGCATCCGCAATGAAGATGAGATTATTGAGTGGAAACTGTGGCTCGTTGTCGTTTGAAGGTTCCGCTGGTCAACTGTTCTCTGTCACAAACGTTTTAGGAACGGGAAACATTTTCACTGTAAATGATATCTCTGGAATTCCATTAATAACGGCAAATGCCAATGGAAACATCTCTCTCGGATCATTCACCGGGAATGTAGGAATTGGTCTTACTACGGGAACAGAAAAACTTGATGTGCTTGGAAACCTCAGAGTCAGTGGAAATTACATAGGAAATGTTGTAAGAACTGTTCGTGGTTTAACTGGTGCTGTTGGAATTTCTGCTGGATCAAACATAACAATAACAACTTCGGGAAACACATTAACAATAAGTGCAACCAGCGGAACAGTGGGTGCCACTGGAGCCACAGGTGCAACTGGTGCCACAGGTGCCCAAGGATCACAAGGCATCCAAGGCATCCAAGGAAACACTGGTGCCACTGGTGCTCAAGGACCTCAAGGAATTCAAGGCATTCAAGGCATTCAAGGAAACACTGGAGCCACTGGTGCTCAAGGACCTCAAGGAATTCAAGGCATCCAAGGCATACAAGGAAACACTGGAGCCACAGGTGCTCA